CGAGTCTGATAATCTGGCCAATTAACCCAACCTTTTTCATTTACCTTCCATCCCCATTTTTGAATATGTTCATCAGTTAAACCTTCGACTGTATTTACTCTTGGTACGAATACAATATCAACAGGATTCTTTTCTAAGATATCAGGTAACCACTCGATAAGTGCTTCATGGGGAATCTCATCTGCATCTATTTGAAAAATATAATCTTTACTACAATGTGATTTAAGATTATTTTTGAAAGATGCAAAATCTTTATTAAGAGGAAATCCAATTACTTTATGATTATCATGCATTGAATCCATTAAAGTAATATATTCTTTAACTTCAGGTGTTACTGATTGCTCATCGTACTGAATTACAATCTCATCCTCTTTTCTTATGTTTAGTTGTAAGAAGTTTAGTAAAGTAGTTAACTCATCTAACTCATTACAAACTGTTATTGCGTAACTTATTTTCATTTCCAAAAACTATATATTCCTTTTTCTAATTCATATTTATCCCACACAAATCTTTCTCTCATTGGTTGTTCTTTAACCCACTTCCACATCTGTGTCAACCCATCTTTCATAGAAGTTTTGTGTTCAAATCCTAACAAATCAATTGATTTCTGAAATGTTGGTATTGAATGTTTAACTTCGTGTCTTGGTTCTAAGTGAACTATTTCACCCTCACCAATAACTTCTCTAACAATAGTTGATGCATCCTTGATTGATATTTCTTCAACACCACCTAAGTTAATAATTTCTTTTGATGCTTCTTTTTTCACCGCTGAATTCCATAGTGGTTCTAATGAATCATCAATAAAACTAAATGCCCTTGTTTGTTCACCATCACCAAAGATTGTCATTGGTTCTCCATTCAAATGTTGATACATCCAAATACCTAATACATTTCTGTACTTATCCCAAATGTTTTGTTTTACACCATAAACATTATGTGGTCTGATGATACACCAATCCAATCCATGTTGTTCACCTGCGATTTGGATATCCATTTCACATCCATACTTCGCTACTCCATATGGGTCTATTGGTTTCGGTACTTGATTTTCATCAAATCTACCACCTTCACCATGTCCATAAACTGCAAGTGTTGAAGTGAATACTAATCTCTTTACACTATGTTTAATACACTCATTTACAATAAAAGCAGTTGCTCTAAGATTATTATCGTAATTGAAAGTTCTTATAAATGGTGATAATCCCTCAGCTGCATAAGCTGCAAAGTGAAATACATAATCAAATTTTCTTGTTTCGAATACATGAGATAATAAATCGGTATCTTTAACTAAATTATTGTTAATAAATTTTACTTTTGAATTTACATTCTCTTTATAACCACCACTTAAATCATCAATTCCCCAAACTTCTACATCTGGTTTGTTTTCTATAATCCAATCTGCTAATCTACTTCCGAGTAAACCTGCAACTCCTGTTATTAGTATCCTACTCATTTAATTCAGTATCTTCTTGAACCTCTTCTTTTATATCTTCTCGTAATGTTGATTGAGTCTGTCCTTCTTTAAACAATTCTCTTAAAAAATCTTCCTCAAATCTAATTTCATATGCGTTTGTAATCTTATCTAATATATAGGTTCTGTAATTTTTTAATTGAGATGAATATAGTTTAGAATTATTTTTTACAAATGATTCAAATAAAGCATTACCATCTTTACTAAATCGTTTCAGTAAAAGTTCTAATGCTTGGTCTGAACCTATTGGTATTCTCTTATCTCTTAACTTTCTAATAAACATAGTAAAGTCAATTGGTTTAATAGGATTCAATTTTATACAATGAACCTTTTCATTAATAACTCCAATTACAAAAACATATCTCGCATCATCACCCGTTCTTGTTATCGGGTCTCCTCCTCTATAAGTGGTGATACGATAAATATTTCTCGGTCTTATTTGAGAACGAGGTACTCTTCTTTCTGGTTTTAAAAATGCTTTATATTGTCTTGTGTACATTATAGTTTGTTAATAGTTGGAAGTTTCATTTCAATATGTTGTTGAACTTTTACATATTTTTTAAGTATCTCATCTAACTTACTTGTCATTTTATCTAATGTAAAATTCTTATTTATATTAGTTTTTAACCCACTACTCGTTTGTAAATGATTTTGATATTTTGAAAAAACTTCATGAATCTTTTGAGCAGCTTTTGAATAGTTTACATAAAACCATTTTGCTTCTTTTAACAAGAATTTATTTGAGGCGGATTCGTGTACATTTTTAAGTTCACCATCTAAATAAACAGTATGTTTTTCTGGTAGGAAATCTTTATATCCACTCCAATTGGAAACGATAATTGGTTTACCTGTTGTTGCAAACTCTGCAAGTGGTCTACCATAACCCTCACCCTTTGTGAACATTAACATTGCTTTAACTTTTTCATCATTATATAAATCATTTAATTCTGATTCAGATAAATCTCCAAATACTAAATGAATAGGAGGACACTTATCTCCATATTCTTGTGTTAGATTTTTTAGATTACTTGCCATTTTTTCTCTATCTCCAACCGAAAATCCAGCGTGAGATGTTTTTAGAATAAGACCAGGTTGTTGATTCTTTGGTAAATTTTTGAAAACAGTACAAAATGTTTTTACCATCATCCCAACATCTTTTCTATCATGCCCTAATCCACCAGCTAACCAATGTCCTACATACAAAAAGTTAAAATCAGTATCAACTGATTCTAAAATAGATGATTTTGATTTACCATTAAATACTGAAGTATCCACTCCTTCAAATAATACTTCAACTGGTGTAGTTAATTTTAATTCACCAATTTTTTCTTGAGTTTGTTTATTAACTTGAGTATATGTTGTTTTAACTAAAACATCTTTTGTAAACTCTGATGGAGTTATTATTAAATCCATAGTATTACCACCTACTAAAAATTCTTGTGGTGCAGTTGTAGTTTCAACTCCAGCAGTAATACCAATATTATATTTACCAACTTTTTTAAATTCATTAGCAACTGATACTTGTATAAAGATATCAGGTTGTCTATCAACTTGTGTTGCTATATTTTGAATTATCTTTTTACCAAATTCTGTTTGTGGATTAATTTGGTCTTGTGGAGTGTTTCCCCATCTTGTTGGTACGATTTTAATATCGTATTTATCTAATTCGAATAGTGATTTCAAGATATCTCTTGAATGGTCACCATAACCACTTCTTGTAGCTATAGGTGCTTGATATACTAATAATGGTTTATTCATCTTCTAATTCTCTTAATCTGTTTTCTTCTTCGTTTCTTAAACATCTCTCAATTGAGAGTTTTGTTAGTGTTGTAATTTCTTCTAATTTTTCTGGTTCATGTGGTGAGTTATAACACTCAAATCTTGTAGTTTCGATTTCGTTATCTTGCAAAGTTAGAACATGATAATCATCACCAAGTTCTTTCATGTTATGAATAGCTCTACGAGATTCATTAACTTGATTATTTGTCCAATAACCTGGAAATCTAACAATAAAGATTGGTTTAGACATTATCTAAGTTTATATACATTAAACTTCTTTTTTGGTTTCCAATTTTTAAATGTAGTTTGAATTCCATCGTGAAGAGTTTTACACATATTTTCTGAGTTTAATCCCATTTTACCCAAGAATTCATCTCTACCCCTTAATCCTCGTTCTCTTCTATCTTCAGGATGTATATCATACCAGTATCTAATTGCATCTGCAACATCATGTACATCTACTTTATCATCAATAATATAAGGAGTTGGAAGTGAACCAACCATTGTTTGAACTCTTGGCCATACTGGTTTTACCCACTCACCATGAGTTACTTTATCTTCCCATTCTCTCCAATCATGAAGTGAACCAATTTGTTTATAATCTTCAGCAGTAAAGTATTCACCTGTTGATTTCTTTTTGAATCCACATTGGTCTTGTAATCCACCAGTAACATTTACAATGATTGGTGTACCACTCATTACTGATTCTGCCGTTGTTAAACCAAATCCTTCGTTACCTGCAATATTAATTGTACAATCTGAAATATTATAAAGATGATTTAATTGTTCTTGATTTATTCTATCTGTTGAGAATTTAATATCACATCCTGGTGCAATCCTATCAGCAACAGCAATTAAATCTGTACCATTTTGGTCTTGAGGTGCGGTATGCATAATCAAACAAACCTTATCTCTATCTTCTTCTGGTAACCCATCTACAAATTTCTTAAATGACCAAATTACATCAGATGGTTGTTTTC